TCCCACTATCGCACATCTGCGGATTACGAACATGGCCTGCACTTTGTAGCACTGCCAACTCCTGTGTTCACTGGTGTAACCCTTGAGAGCGCCGTAAAGCTCGGATCATCTCAAGGTATTGTTCTACCGCCAAAAGACGCTAAGGCTTATTATCTAGAATTCCAAGGTCAGGGCTTGTCTGCTCTGCAGAAAGCCCTGGCTGACAAGCAATCTCAAATTTCACTATTCTCTGCCAGGCTTCAAGACACAAACACTAAAGGGTCTGAGGCAGAGAACACAGTACGTTTACGATATGCTGCAGATAGTGCGTCCCTTACAGACATAGCTCTGTCTACAGAGTTGATACTCAACAAAGTCTTCGACGTCATTGCCACATGGTTGAACATTGAACAGAGTTTTATTATCGATCTGAACAAAGATTTTATCAGCACAAAACTTTCACCGCAAGAGTTGAAAGAGTTGGCCGCAGCTTATGTAGAAGGAGCTATGGACGACGCTACGTATATTTACAACCTGGAGCGTGGCGAGATGACAAAACCTGGCCACTCATTACGGCTACCGAAGAAACCAGAACCTGAGGATGCAACTGATAAATCCCAGACAGACGAGACAAGCTCGTCTGATAACACCTAAATAAGGAGGAAATTATGGCTTTTGTTTATGATGAAGTTAAGGACGACCCAGATTTTATTGCTTTCGTTAAGACAGCTACTGGGGATGCAGTAGCTACCGCAGTCAATGATCTCAAATCCAAGAATAGTGAGCTGCTTGGTGAGAAGAAGAAACTGCAAGAACTTCTCTCCAACTTGGACGGAATCGACCCTGAAAAGGCCAAGAAGGCCATGGAGTTCCTCGATAATAACGAGATCGCTCGTCTTATCGCTGAGGGTAAAACTGAGGAAGCTCTGGCCAGTCACACGGAAAAACTCACTCTCAAGTACCAAGAGATGATCGACAACCTGACAAAAGAGCGGGATGAGTCTAAGACTTCTGCCAATGACTATCGTACCCGCTTCGAGACCACTATGGTCAACTCAGCCATTCAGCGAGAAGCTATCGCCGCGGGTATTTTGGCAGACGCCATTCCTGACGTGCTATCACGGGCTCAGCAGGTATTCTCTTATGGTGAGGATGGCTCCATCGAAGCCCGCGATAAAGATGGTAACCTGGTGAAGAAAGAAGACAAGTTACTTACACCTAAACTGTGGATCGCAGAGTTACCTCGACACTACTGGCCAGGATCAGAAGGGGCTGGAGCTACCGGAGGTGGGCGAGGTTCAGACGCTAACGAGCAGTTGGCTCAGGCAGCTTCATCTGGTGATCACGACAGCTACCGTAAACTTCGTCGTAAGCAGCAGGAGAAAAAATAAATTATTTTTTAGTTTACAACGAGAACCCACTGTAGTATAATAAAAAATAATAGCAAATATCGGCATTACCAGAGGGGTGTCGACCGACCAAGTACCAGGGGGCTTGAGTTTCCACACAGTGTAACTCAAGCCCTATTTTATTACTCTTTAAAAAGGATTTTGTCATGGCCAACGTATTTGAAAAGGTTGACATGCTGGGCGCCGAGGCTCTCATGCATCTCGAAGACAGCCTCGTTATTTCGGGTCTGTGCGCAAAGGACACTTCGTCCGATTTTAACAAGACAGCATCTGGCTATGCTGTCGGCGATACCATTCGCTACAAAACACGGCCTGTGTTTGAGGCGAAGGAATTCGCTTCTACCATCGAGGTTCAGGAAGTCCGTGAGTCTGCTCGCCCGATGGTCATTGAGAAGCACCTCGACGTTTCCGTCGATCTGACTGCCAAAGAGCTGGCTCTGGATTTTGAGAGCTTTGCAGCTCAAGTCGTACAACCTGCTGCGTACGCACTGGCCGAGAAAGTTGACGCCTACGTTGGTACCAAGATTCTTGAGGGTGCTGGCCTCTCTGTTGCCACCACTATCCTCAGTGATGCTGCAGGTATGGCGGTTGCTCGTAAAGATGCAACCTACCAGCAATTGTCTGCCACTGGCCGCTTCGCTCTGGTAACTGACACTCTTGAAGCACGACTGTTGGGCGCTGATTATTTCAACACCTACACCAATCGCGGCGACGATGGTGCTGCCGTCTTCCGTGATGGGAGCATGGGCTACGCAATGGGTATGAACTGGTTCTCCAGCCTCAACTACCCCGACGGCACTCACACTTCTGGTAACGGTACTACAACTACTGACAACTCAACTGAAGGCGCCAACGCAGTAGGCCTGAAGGTTCTCACCGTTGACTCGCTGACTGGTACTATTGAAGCTGGTGACCGTATCCGCATCGCCGGTGTTCGTCGTCCTTTGATCGTAGCAGCCCAAGCCACTGCTACTGCGACGTCCATCAGCTTGGTTGACCCTATCGCAGAGATCATCCCTGATGGTGCAGCAGTTACAGTAATCGGTTCCGGTCTGACCCAGACCTATCAAGGTGCAATCTTTGACGATCGTTCCCTCGCGGTGGCATTCCCGATTCTTGACTTGCCGGAAGACGTTGTGGCCTCTACTACCAGCAACAACGGTGTATCTATCCGCGTTGCTAAGGGTTATAACATGACAACCAAGAAGACCACACTGTCTCTCGACTTGCTTGTTGGTTCGTTCGCGCTTGATCCTCGCCGTATCACCCTGCTGGCTGATCAAGCTTAATCTAGGTAGCCCCTCCTCGGAGGGGCTAATTCAAGGAGAGCAACATGTTTATCTACAAAGGTGGTAAGAAAGCAACTTGCGACCTTAATCAACTCGAAGAAATGAAGAAGGCTGGATGGTCGACTAAAGCCCCGGCAGCCCCGGCAGCTCCTTCAGCTGAAGAAGTTGAAAAAGCAGAAGCTAAGGCGAAAGCAGAAGCTGAAGCTAAGACGAAAGCAGAAGCTGAAGCTAAGGCGAAAGCAGAAGCAGAAGCTAAGGCGAAAGCAGAAGCAGAAGCTGAAGCAAAGGTGAAAGCCCAAACTCAAACCCAGGCTAATAAGTAGTCAACGTATCAATTATTAACGATTAGCCCGAGCGTCTGCTCGGGCTTATTGGAGGTTTTATGTCAGTAATCGCAACGCCAGGAGGAGCAGACAGCAATGCATTTTGTGACATTGCGACTGCTGACAATTACCACTCAGAACGACTGTTTAACCAGGACTGGAAAGATGCCAGTGATGATGATAAAGAGGCCAGCCTTATACGAGCCTCATTCCTTCTGAATGAGATGGACTGGGCCGGCAGCCTAGACGCCTCATCTTCACAGGCATTGCGATTTCCAAGAGACGGTGTGTACGACCAAGATGGTCGGGAGCTGACCGGAATACCAAAGTTTTTAGTCGCTGCAACTTGTGATCTAGCTTTAGAGTTAATCAAGTCTGAGTCTGTAGCGCCTGAAAACCCGCTGACAAGGCTTAAGGCAGGTACTATTGAGCTTGAATTCAATGGGAGTACCAAGGCTTCCGGGAGTATTCCAAGTTACATAATGGCATACGTGGCAAGATACTTGATTTCATCTGCTAACAACGTAGGTATTGTGAGGTCGTAATGGACTTGAGAAAAACTGTACAGAAAGCGGCTGAGCAAGCATTCAAGGCTCTTGGTAGTTTGGCCTTAGACGCTACGTTTGTACATGTCAAGTCCTCTAACTACAACGCAAGTACTGGTGAAGTTGATAAGGATATCGAACCTACGTCCATACGCGTAATTCGCTCTGAGTATTCTAAGTCTGAGACTGTTTGGGAGTCTTTCGATAGGGCAAACAAAGGAGAGTTCAAGTTCTTGGCTCTAGCTGACTCAGTCATAAATCCCAACCTTGTTGACTATATTATCGTAGACGAGGTTGAGTATGAAGTGGTTAAGTTCACATCTGACCCTGCAGTAGCAATGTATGAATTCCATGTTAAGGCCAAAGTATGACTGCTGTTTATGAAATAAATGTTTTCCAGGAAAAGCTAAAAACCAGTATAGCGGAATTCGTGGACTCCGTAGCTGTGGAGCTTTACCGACTACTGGTTGAAAATACGCCTAAAGATACTGGTCGAGCCAGTTCTAATTGGAATTGCTCTGTTGGTGCACCGGACGGGACGGTCACGGAAAATACCTCCCCAGCAAGTGTGACATCATTTGGCAATATCCCAGAAGGGCAAGATGTAGTCCTATATATCGCAAACTATCTGAGTTACATTTACCCACTTGAGCATGGTCATAGCAATCAAGCTCCGAGTGGTATGGTTCTTGTATCTTTAGAGGAGCTTAAGCTGTGGGTAGCAGCTAAGTTAGCGTGACGCCAATGTCCTTCGATGTCGTTAGACAATCAGTAGAAAGTGAAATCAAGGGTAACTGGCTGGCCACGCCTGTAGAGTATGAGAACACGGAGTTGGACAAGTCCAACCTTAATGAGTACATCTCCGTTAACATCATCGACAACAGTGCCAAACAGGCTACCCTTGGTGAGAATGGATCGTATATCATTGTAGGAGTTGTAGTAGTATCAATATTCACTCCTAATGGTATTGGCTCTTCCAGATCCAGAGTATTGGCCGATGGCATTTCAAACATATTTAGAGCTAAGAAAATTGGCGGATTAACATTCAAAGTACCTAAGGGGTACCGCGTAAGGAGTGACTCTAGTTACTACCAATATAACGTAGCTATCCCTTTCTACGCTTTCTTTAACCTGTAAAGGAGTATAATCATGGCAGATGGCTCTCGTCACAGTATGCGGTTTATTCAGGAGTCAACGCGCGGCGTTACACCTAATACTCCGGCATTCTCACCTATCAGAAACTCGGGTACAACCCTCGGCCTCAGCAAGACTAGCATTCAATCCGAAGAGATCAGAGACGACCGTCAACTCGTTGACTTCAGACATGGTGCTTACCAGGTTGGCGGTGATATCAAAGCCGACCTCTCCTACGGTTCCTTTGATGCCATGCTTGAAGCTGCGTTGTGTGGTACTTGGACCCCGGATACGCCGTCCGCTGGAACTGATCAACTTTCAACTGGCGTACTTCGCCGTTACTTCACAATCGAACGGTACTTTGCGGATATCTTGACAGCCAATAAGCCATTCCATCGGTTCTATGGCTGCGAGTTCTCAGCGCTTGCATTGCAAGTTAACGCCGATGCCATTGTCAAGGCTACGTTCTCAGTATTGGGTGCGGGCATGGCCTCTGACACCGTCATCATCCCTGGTGCCACCTACGCTGACCCGTCTACAACGACACCGTTCGATTCGTTCTCAGGCACGCTCACTGAGGGAGGTTCTCAGC